CCTAAATTAATGTAATTAAAGACTGACTTTAGAAAACTCTTTTCATAGAGTCCTCAAGCTTAGGCCTTTGGCCCTAAGTCTTAGCTACTCCGAATATAATCATATAATCATCTACGAGAAAACTCACAAGGAACAGGGAGACCATCGTTGGTCTTTGGTCCTTTGTAAGTGGATATGGTAAGGATTAAACCGCTTAAAGTTTTAAGCAAAATCGCTTTTTCAGTAAGAGGTTTATCTTCTCCAAATTCAATTTCAAGAGTATGATCGATATGATCTCTCATGAACTCTGAAATAAATTCATCAATTAATTCTTCATAAGATGAAGTAATTATTTGAAAGTAATCTAATTCAGGATCAATGTGACTATTTTTAATCACATGTTCATTAGAGAAAATATCATGATTATAAAACCCTTTCTTGATAATTGTTCCCATTTCTAATAAAGGAAGAATCTTTTCTTTATCTTTATTAAAAATGTTATCAATCTTAATACTTGTGACTTTTTTAGCAATGTTATAAAGATTTATATCATCACTATTATAGTCAAAAGAATTAAGGACTTCAAGTCTATCAAGTAAAAGGTTATAGAGTCCTATTAATTGAGGATGTAAGGTTGATAATCCTGCCTTATAACTATCAAAGAATTGGTTTCACAACCGATCTCAGAGATTGTTCATAAGAGCAGCATCATTAGCACTTACGTGGCTGGCAATACCACCAATAAGTATCCTTTTAAATTTTAAAAGGCCTATACTTAAATTTGATGGAACAACTATTTCATCATTTTGATTAATTAACAACCAAAACCTTCTAAAGTTTTGATATGTTAAATAACCAAAAGAATGATCTAGTGCCAGTTCTAAAGTTCTTATAGTTTTATATAATCTTCTATTAATCGACAACCATCGTTTAAAAGGTTTTCCCTTTTTACCGTTAGTTGTCTTTTTATAGTCAATTATATAAATACTATGATATAGTCGACTTATCATAAAATTTACCAAAGGAGATGTGGAAAGAATAATGTTTTTCTTTATTTTTAAATAATCATATAAAATAGTGAAAACTATTTGTGGTTCTTTAAAATTAGAGATAATTCCCTTCAGGGGAATTCCAGTTAACTCTTTTACACTTCCAAATGGTCGGATTCAGCGTTTAGCGAATTCATAAGTATCAGATGATACATGAGTTTTCTGCACACTGATTTCCACACCCAAAGCTTCCATTATTTCTCTATAACGGGATGCAACGTCATTATCTTTAATAACGATGTCATCACCTAATATTATGTACTGATTGAAGGTTTTATAACCACACAATCGTGCACAATAATAGACAATAAAATGGTGAGTTAGGGTGAAAACAGCTCAAGATGAATATGTTCCCATGGGTTGTCCACAGGCATACTTGTAAGTATCAATCTGAATATCAGATCAATTCTTATTAAGTAGACCAGGATGACACTTGGGAGGTAATTCAATTGCAAATTCCCGTTCAGATAAAATCTGTCGTCAATTAGAAGCAATTTTATCATTATATATAAATGATAAAAGACGCTCCTGAAGGTCGATAGGAAATCTGTCTGTTGCTGCTGATAAATCAAGACTATGAAAACTTTCCCCATTATTCTTTCATTTATGCATAGGATTTTGAGTAAAGGTCCTGTCGCAATTAATCCCTTTTAATAATCTTAATATTTGATTATGAATTGGTTTTAATATCAATTGAGTGTAAAAGTCAGAAATGGCAATTACCCTTAATTTAGCTTCAGGATCTTTAACAAAACTAAATTTTCCTAAAATAGGATAATTTGGTATATCGTTTATAGATATACTATGCTGTAATGATTGATCAAGGAACTCTATACCCATTTTGTCAGTTAAGGATCTCAATTGCTGTTTTTGAGTCTCATTATAAACCATGAGATTCATCATAGCAGTCTTAGAGGCCGGACCTTGCGGTCCTGCCTTTAAAGACATTTTGATATCCCTAAAATCAAATTTGGGAGCTGGAGACTTTAACTTATGAGCTTTAACAAAGTCATAGAGGTATTTATCTCTTATCACAAAATTCCTCTTTTGAGGTTCTGTGATATTTGAAAATTTAGGGTCTACTTTTTCTCATTCAGAAAAAGTTAGTTCCCAGGATCTAGAGAAATTAAGTATAGTTAACACTAACTTAATTCCCTGGATACCTCCCTCGTCGACAAGAGCTTTTAAGAAAAGGAGTCTTTTTGGTCAGCCATCTTTCGTTAAACCTATTCTCATATCATTTGTAAACAAAGGATGACCACATATGTACCTAGTACAATGTAATCTCATTTGTTTATAATATTTTATAAGATAGATTATACCCCAATTAGACAATGACTTAAATAGTCATGCCTGAAAGGAACGAAAATGGTTTTTAATTAATTGATTAAAATTAGGAAATGCCCAAACTAGTAATCTTCTTAAAATCTTAAAATGAAAATTTGTCATTTAAGGATTAAAGGTTGGTTGCTGTTAACAGCTTTCTTAATCAAATTAGTAGCAAAGGAATTCAGCATATTATTACCTCACTAGTTAAACTAGAGAACGGTATTGGTAACAATACACCTTGAGAAGACCTTTGGAACCTTCTATATAAGCTTACTTTTTCTCACACTTATAATTTTAAACATATATATATGGTTTATATTGTGAGTGCACCTTAAGAAAGGTGTCTTAATGAAGAATTATGTAAGATATAGAAGTAAAAGACTACTGAGAAAATATTAATTTCTTAAATATCTTCTTTGATGGAATTCTTGCGCGGGAAACCCGGAAGAATTGTGCAGTAGCACCAGTAAACC